CTTTTGCAATCTGAGATATATTAAATACACCTTTTGCAAGAACTAATGAACCTGCAGGCGATGGCTCTTGCTTTACAATAACTGAGTTATTATCTTTATCTATAATCTTTGCTACAAACTGAAATTGTGGTTCACTACCATTGTTTGATGAGACTACATAGATTAAATCAGAATCTACCAAGTTCGGTGTTGTTGGATTTTGTCTTTCTATTAATGCCATATTATGTTTCCTTTAAATATTTTGAAGGAGGAACAATGATATTGTTTGCATCTTCTACCCCCGCTTCTTCTAACTTTGGAATTAAAAAATTATTGGTAACTTGATTAATACCAGATTGTATGAATGGACGTGGTTTTAATCCCTTCTCAGCGATTGATTTCCTTGCAGCGAAGGGTAGTGGTCCACCGATTACTTTTGATTGAAATTGACCAGGAGGATAGATTGATTCCTGCGCTGGTGAAACCTTAATCTTAGTACCATTGATACCACTATCTTGATACAAACCATAATCTTCACCTGTAATCTCTATTGAGAAGTTGTTATCCTTAACTACTGCTCTACCCTGATATGAACCTGCTAACTTACCACTTTTAAACAAACCATTACTAATAGCAGAATCTCTTATTGCTTCTGCCATAAGAGGTGCTGCCTGTTTGATTACTTGTTCTATGTTAGGGAAGTCGCTCATTAGTTTGGAATGTTACAATAAGTTAAACCTGATGAATCAGTTATAATATCAAATGTACCTAACCATCCAAATACTCTATCTTGAAATGCTTCTTGAACTGGTGTTACACCCGTTAGATTAACTTCGTATTGTTGTTGGTCAGTACCATCTCTGAAGTATGTGTACACATCATATAGAATTCTTTCACAGTCGCTCATAGTTTGAATATCTGTAGTTCTATCTAACTTAGGTATATCTAAGATGTAAACTTCAAATGTCAGCGTTCTTTGCCCATAAGGTTGAATACCTAATGATGCCATCGGACGTACCCAACATAGGGTATAGGGCTGATTCATCACATCATTGAGCTTATCCAAAGAACCATGTCCAAATGATTTGATATGGTCGTGATAGGTAGCAGCTGTTTCGAACTTCTCTATAATTTCTCTGTATGTTTTCATACTTTTCTTCCTTTATACTTCATTATATATCTTTCTATAATATGTTCCTCAGAACCTATTAGTTTGGAGAGGTATGGTATTGTATATTTTGATTTAGACCTGTGAAGAGCTACAATCTGTTTTTGTTGGTTCTCTGTATGCTCATCGAATCTACTTTCATATTGTTTGTAAACCTCAATGTATTTTCTACGTTCACTCAAGGATACCCACCTAAGATTCTCAACTCTATTATCTAATTTGTTACCATTTATATGTACGACGTGTTCCCAATTTTTTGGATTATCTAAATAAGCTGTAGCTACTAATATATGAACATTCTTTGTTCTTTTATTTACATTAGTCATTGCATAACCTCTTTTACTTTTCGTAATCTTCAGTTTGCCTTTCGGTCCAAATACATTTCCTTCTGTATCTACTGACCATCGTTCGTGACCAACTATAGCTTTCATCTTATCTAAGATTTTGTAATCGTAACTGTCTCTCCTTCTTTTCTTGTTCTTTTGCAATCTCTGTTTCCATGCTTAACCAATTCAGTATGAAAATAATATTGCTCTTTAATATATTAGTATCTCCTGTAATATTTAGGATTCTTGTTGTGTCAAGGTTTCTGAGGATGTAGAGCCACCCATAGTGTTCAGCGATTGAAGTGCCCCCTCTATTACCCCTAGCATCTCCTCCTTCTCCTTCATCGTCAGGTCCTCCGAAGATATTATCGAACTTAGAGAGAGTTGCATTCCTAAGCCCAAAAAAAAACTAAGAACTCCGATGCAGTACTCTAATGGAAGGTCTTTGAAGATATCAACTCTCCAATCTCTCGTCTCTGTATCATACTCTTCTACCTCATAGTACTTGAACATAGATTCATTCTCACCCTTTAGGATTTTGATGTATGATTTATGCATCCACTCCAATGAGTTGAACTTATGTGATTTGATAGGTCTGTAAAGGATAGCAAGTATCTCTTCTAAGTTATTCACTGGGTCTTTCAACCTTCTTTCCAAATCAATGAACTCTGCTACAGTCATCTTACTCAATGGTTGGAATCCATAGATGATATCTTTGAACTCAAACACTGGGTAGAACTCACCACCCGTCTCATGCATAATACGACCTGCTTCACTATAGATTTTCATCAAATCAGTTAGTGACCATCTCTCAATCTCTTCTACATCTCTTTCAGTAAGTGCACTTACCGTCATAATAATCTTCTCTAAATCATCTAAGTGTTCAAATGAACCCAATGCTTTATAGTGCTTGATAGAGAAATACTCAGGTAGCGTTACTGTAGTTGTTTTCTTTTCCATTATTGTTCCTGTTTAATTCATTATATTATCAGTCAATAGTTCTGATTGTGTAGACACAAAAACTCCTCAGGTAAGGAGTTCCGACATCTTAGACCTGAGGAGAAACGAGTTATAGGGTTATGGCAGTAACCAATATATAACAAAGAGGTCACTCGTTTTTTGTAGTAGTTATAAATTGTTTCAGGCCACATGGGATAAAGACCGTCAACATATTAATATATAACTAACATATATAATTGATTTACTTTAAATACTTTCTTGTCTTTCGTTTAGCTATTCTCCAAACTGTTGACCTATTCTGTACACCTGATGCTCTCCAGATTCTTGCGATACTATACTTACCAGTATCATATTGTTTTCTAATCCATCTTACTACATCATCTGATATTGTAGATGCATGATGCGATTCACCCATTGTAGAATTCAATCCATTCATATATGCATGCGTAACATTATAAGAACCATCACACCATTCTAAGTTTTCAATTCGGTTATCGGTTTTGATTCCATTCTTATGATTAATCTGAGGAAGGTTATCAGGGTTTGGTATGAATAGTTCAGCGACCATTCTGTGTACCATATAGTACTTCTTCTTCTGTACCCCATCTACTGTACCTAAATGCCTACCAACTCTGTAGTAACCATTCTTTGCTATATTCCCAATTCGTTTTCCCTTTGGGTTATAACATATTCCATTCTTATCTACGTGGAAGTTTGTGTCTTTGTATCTCTGCATTGTTGCTCCTTTAAGTTTGTTTTGTTTATTATAAGTATGCAAGTTCAAAGTAAAACCACCATTTATTTGAAACTATTTTCCTTATTTAGAATGATTCTAAATTGCCCCCACCTCACCGAAGTAGGGAGAGGGCTTGATATGCTTCTCAGCACCTCTCAGTTTTGCTTTTAAGGGGTTGTATTTGCTTTATTACATTGACAAGTATCACATCCACATTTGGTATCCTTTACATCCTTTCTGAAGTATTTACCTAAGATGTTTCCGTTTAGTGAATTCTCATCTTCTAATACATTGTAATAGAACTGATAGTAGGTTTCATAGTATCCCAATCCCTTTTTTGAATAACATACTCTTATGATTTCTCTTTTGAATTCATCTCGCTTACCTTCCTTTACTTCACTCTTTATCCAATCGTTTGATGAGTAGTACTTTCTCCAATCAGATTCTTTGGTTACTCTTCTCTTTCTTTTCGTTCCTTTTAGTGGTGGTAAGGTTCTATTTGAGTAAAGAGATTTCTTGCCTATATAGTATTTGCCTGTTGGTATATGCGTTATCTTATATACAAATCCTATTCCTTCTGGTGTTTCCACTACTTCTTTATCTCTGTAATACCACATCTTATCTTAAGCTTCCTATCTTAATTCCACTTCCTCTTTTACTATTTACTCTGTTCCAATTCACCATTGCAAGAGAGATGACAGTATCATCATGGAATCCTTGCGGATGTGTATAACGTATTTTGCCTGATGGAAGTACTTCGTATTCAAATATTTCGAGTTCTTCGCTTAGATAAGGGAATAGATTATATGAAGGTAATTCTATTGCTCCATCTTGTATATCACCCATTAATCTTCTGATGATGTTCTCTTTGGTTTGTTGCGTTTGCGTTAAAGGAGAAGTTCTACTGAATTTTTTCTTTACCATTTCGTATATCGGGTCTCCCACTCCGTTTACCTCTAAGAGCAAATCTGATACTTTATAGTGTTTACATATCTCTACTACTTTATCTACTATCTGAGAGTATTCTATTTTGTTATCTCTCCATATGTAAAGTACTCTTCCCAACTCATCCATTATTGTAAGTACAGTGTAATCACCTTTGTTACCAATATCTAATCCACCATACACCCGCATATCTCTGTTTCTATCAGGCCAATTCTCCCAAATACAAACCTTATCAATCCCTTGGAATACTGAACCTTCATTATCCTGCCATTCTGCTAAGAATTCTTGCTTAAATATCTTTGGGGGTAAGGTTCTCTTCTGTTCATCAATAAACTGCTCTGAAACGTAAGGAGAATCGATTGAAGAGCCATGATAAGACCTGTAGTTATCATGCGAATCTGATTTACCCATCATAAAGATATCATAGAACCAATTCTTTCTTTTAGGTGTTCCAGTTATAACACATTTCTTACCTGCTGCAGTTAGAGTAGGTAGTATAGATTGTTTCCAAGCAATATCTTTTACATCTTGTGATTCATCAATGAATGCATACTGAATGGATAGACCTCTAATGGTCTCAGGCCTTTCTGATGATTTAAACCAAATGGTTGTACCATTGATTAATTGCATTACAAAGTCTGCTTTATTTGCTGACTTGATTAAACCTGCTGGGTGTAATGAATTATAGATTTGTTGAAATACTTTAGCTGCCTGAGAATAGACAGGTGAAATCCATAATATCTTAGCATTGTTATTATTTAAGCCAAAGTACATTAATAGATTGATTGACATTAAGGTCTTGCCAAACTGTCTACCTACAACTACTGAATGAAACATAGTTTCGTCTGCAAGTATAGAATTAATTATTTGCTTTTGCTTCTGATGAGGTTTGAATCCAGTTATCTGCATAGTTATTCTCCTTTTGTCTTTATATTACCAATCGAGTTGATTGGACATACTGATAGTTTTGAATGCTTGACTTAGTCTATAATATTAATAGTCTAATACAGTTTATACTTAATTACTAATTAGTCAAATACCACTCAGGTTATTTTGTCAAGGGACACGAACACCCTCATGAATCAGTAATTTTTCAACTTATTAACGATTTTGGTGTTATATCTCAGCTTCTTAGAATTCATAGTGAGGGCGTCGTACAAAACCTATGAATCTCCACCTCGAATTTATAACCATCATCTTTTCGGAGAATATGGAGCTATCTACGGATATGTTGGATATTATTTCAATCCTCCGATACAAACCCCACCTAATCTTAACATCTGAAAGACCTCTTGCGTTCTCCTGCGATTGTGTTACTTGCTATTATTGTTTTTGTCCACTTAAAGGCTTTAGCTGAACTGCCTACTTTTCAATGTTTAATGATACTAATATACAATTTTTATTTCTTATTTCCAAATATAAATAGTGTTATTCGAAGAAAAACCACCAAAATTATTCATCAAAATCAAATTTAAGATTGATTTCTGATTTGGTTTCTATCTTCTCAGTATGCAATCCCAATAGTTTGTTCTTCTCTCTTAGGATGTTTGCTCTTGTATTCCAATCTCCACCTTCTTCAGTTGCTTTACGATATAAATCATCCAAACGTAGTAGTGCTTGTGTTAGGTTCTCTTGTGCATCCTTCTGATACCTTTCTCTGAGAACTTCCCATGCTTTACTCCAAATCATTTCTGCTCTACGTTTAGTCATACCATAGTTATCTACAGCATATCTACACCAATCATTATGTGAAATGGAATCTCTTGTAATAAAGACAATACACTCATCAATATGAGCTTGTCCTTTAGCGTTTGTATCTCCAACTTTACGTCCCATATCATTTATCCTTTTTTCTTTTTACATTCATTTGTGTAACCATCTCCTCTGCCTCATCACACAAATCAAACATATCAATATCAATACCCCACTCTTCTTTAATCTTCTTATTCAGATTGAATTGTTGAGTTGATATATTTACTCTCATTACACTAACATATCTCAGAACCTTTGTTTTACGTTTAAACTTTACATTGAATACTCTACCAAGTTCTGTAAATACGAAATCCTCATTCTCTTTAAAGTGTACCCATCGTTCACCACCCAATAGTTGTGATTGTAGCCATACCATTGATTCATCACTAGCATCTACATTCTCTTCCAATTTTTTAGGCAGAGGTACATTGTTAAACAGGTAATCCCAAAGGTCGCCACCATCATTGGTACGAATCATATTTTCTGTTAATGTTCTCATTCTTTTGGTTTATTTTTACTTCCCTTAGGTCGACCTGGCTTCTTTGGTTTAGGAGCAAGCATAGCGCTCATATCAATTGTAGTAGTCGATTCAATTGGTAGAGGTTCTTCTACTGTATAGTGATTTTCGATATACTTAGCAACCTTTGCATCAGTATCCCTATCCATACAACTACATGCATTAACATCTCTTTGTTTAAGGTTAAAAAACTGATTATACAAAGTATATGTTAGGTTTCTATCAATTCTTGTAGTTGTTTTTTTCCTATCTAAGTAAGAAGTTACAAGTTCATCAACCTCACTCTTCGGTAGTTGCTTCTGTATCGTTGCCATTATTCTCTTCTATTATAGGTTCTTCAATCTTAACGCTTTTCTTTCTTTTACGCTTAGGTTTATCTTCTTTGATTTCCTGAGGTTTCTCTTTGTATATGGTACTAACATATAAGATTGCTTTAATCTCTTTCTCTGATACCCCAAATTGTTGTGCAAGAGATGCTATACTTCTTCCTCCAGCATGCAATGCTTTTATTCTATTATTATCCATCTTAATATTTCCTTTTATCTTCAATTAAATCAATCAAACTATCAATCAGATATGCAGTTAATGATGTAATTACTCCTAACCATAAATCCTGAAAGTATATTAGACCTGCCCATAATCCTGCGCATTTGCTACATATCAATGGCATTGATAACCAAGTTGGTAACTTATCAGTTATCCAAAATTTGATACCTTGAATTGGTTCAAACCAATGTGTTAGCATATTACATACTATTGCTAATCCAATTATTTCAATTATCATTACTCAGCTCCTTTAAATAATCCATGACTACACCTTTGATGTAGCGCTTGATTGGGTTCTCCCACTTCAATTTCTTAATATACAAAATTCCTTTGTAAATTCCAAATCCTAATAAGAAACCTAAAGATAGTAAACCTATGATTTCTAAGATTAATCCTTTTTCCATATTGCTTTTAGTTTTATGTAAATCTTCTCTTTTGCCGGTCTTATTGTTTCAGAAACATATTTACGATTTATTTTATATTCTCTACTAATCTCTGAGAATGATTTCCCATTTAATAGGTGTTCCGTTAACAACGTTCTGGTATATACATTATATAAGTTTACTTCGGTTTTGATATACTCCAACATTTCAATGGCATCAATTCCTTCTT